TGCCTGTACCCATTTACAAAGAAGTGAAGGGAAAGGATTGGATTTATTATGGGGAAAGAAATGACTACCCAAACTACCTACTAAGGCTGTACAATAATTCTGCAAAGCACAATGCAATAGTCACAGGCAAGGTAGACTACATCTGTGGCAATGGATGGTCAGTGAAGACTGAAGATGAAATGCAGAAGGCGAAGGCCTACGGCATGATCAATCAGGTCAATTCTGAAGAAGAATCCTTGAATGAGTTAACTAAAAAGTTGACTACTGACATGACCATCTTTGGAGGATACTACCTTCAGGTGATATGGACAAAAGCCACAGGTGAAATTGCTGAACTTTACCATGTAGACTACTACAAGGTCAGAACCAATCATGACAATAGTGAATTCTATGTATCCGATAATTGGATCAAGAATGACAATGTCAACCCTAGGCCTGACTATGAGACCTTCCCTGCATTCGATCCTAATAACAGAACAGGATCACAGATTCTGTACTTCAAGGAATACAGAGCAGGGGCAAATACCTATTCTTTGCCTGACTACAGAGGTGCAATCTCCTACATTGAACTAGATATCTCTATAGGGGAATACCACCTGAACACGATAAACAATGGAATGTTCTCTTCCAAGTTGATAAACTTGAATGGGGGCAAAGTATCCCAGGAGGAAGAAGATAGAATTGAAAGACAATTCAAAGACAAATTCTCAGGATCAAAGAATGCAGGAAAATTCATGCTTGCATTCAATGATTCAAAGGAGAATGAACCTTCCATAGTAGACCTATCAGGGACTGAACTTGATAAGCACTTTGACCTTTTGAATAAGACAGTACAAACTGAAATTTTCTCAGGTCACAAGGTGAGTAGCCCTATGCTTTTTGGAATTAAAACAGAAGGTCAGCTAGGTGGTAGATCAGAGATGCGTGAAGCATATGAATTGTTTCAGAATACCTATGTGAATACCAAGCAGCGGAACATAGAAGAGACCATCAATTACCTGTACAAGTTTAATGACTTGACAGCTATCCTAGAACTTCGAAAGACTGAGCCTATCAATTTTGAATTCTCTGAGGCTATCATCTCTGCTAACATGACACAGGAAGAGATCAGAGAAAAGCTAGGTCTGAACCCAATCGAGAAGAAAGAAAGTGCAGGATCACAGGACATCATCAATTCCCTGAACAGCCTATCACCTTTGATTGCCACCAAGGTAGTAGAATCAATGGATGTGAATGAATTGCGTGGCCTTATTGGGCTTCCAATCAGAACAGATATTGTCACCCCTGTTGCGATAAATGAAGCCCCTGTAGCAGAGCCTACAGCCTTCCATGATCACAAGCATCTGAACTGCTCAATCTCTGATCATGATGCAGAAATCTTAGCCAAGTTTGAAGGCAAAGGATTCAGCAGGGATAGATTTAAAATCCTAGAAAGCAATAAGATGTTCTTTTCTTCAATGGATGAATTTGTGAAGAATGAACTATTTGCAGAATACATCTTGAATGAGGTGCAGCGGAATATAGTGAAGCAGATTCAGAATGATCCTGCCATCACCATTCCACAGATTGCAAAGGCTACAGGAATAGATGAGGCTTCAGTCATTGGTAGAATCAACACCTTGATAGATGACAATGTACTAGAAGAGAAGATTGATAGAGAAGGCCTGATCACTAGAAAAGTGACTAGAACAGGGGAGGCAGCGGTCAGAAGACTTGAGCCAATTACTTCATTCAGGGTTCTATATTCTTATGAATTAAGGCCAAACATTCCTGATCTAAAAGCAGGTTCTCAATCAAGGCCTTTGTGCAAAGAATTAATGAAAAGAAGCCTTTTGTTTACTAGGGAAGAGATTCAGAATATCTCAAATCAGCTAGGCTATTCAGTGTTTCAACTTTGCGGTGGATGGTACAGAAGACCAGGCACAAACATAGTCACTCCCTATTGTAGGCATGAGTGGAAAAGAAATGTAGTAATCGAAAAGACATCAAGATGAGTGCAAATGTTCTAATGATCAGTGAGCAGTCCTTCAAGGATTTCACTGTAGCCTCCGCAAATATAGACCTGAAGAATGTGACACAGGTCATCAAGATGACTCAGGATAGGTACATTCATCCTATTCTAGGGTCAGCACTCTATGACAAAATCCTTTCCTTGATTGTGGCAAACACCATAGGTCAGGCAGGGAATGCTGTATATAAGACTTTGCTAGATTCCTACATCACAGATACCCTATTCAATTATGTCCTAGGTGAATTGCCTATGGCATTGCAGTACAAGTTTGTGAACAAAGGTGTAGTGAAAAGAAAAAGTGAGAACATAGAAGAACCTACCTTCGCAGAATTGCAGTCCATTTCACAATACTACAAGGGATATGCTGAATGGTATGCAGAAAGGACTATCAATTATCTGTGTGCGAATTCTACCCTATACCCTGAGTACTTGAATCCAGGGTCTGATGTGACTACTATTCAGCCTGTCAGCAATCAGTACAAGGTAGCTATCAATCTAGGTAGTGGATACTATGAAGACCCTAGGCCATACTCAGAAAGATACCAAGGAAACAGATACAAAAAACCATTCTAATCATGGCCTATTCCAAGAACGAAAAAAAACTCAAGGAATATTTAAGCAAACAAAATGACCTTAGCAGAACTAGTAGCAAAACTAAAAGCAATACAGGCAGCACACCCAATGATAAGAACCTTCGGTGAAGGGGATATCTATGACTATGTAGACAATGGAGGGGAAATTGAATACCCTGTCCTTTGGACTGTGGTCAGACCTGCCCAATATGCTACATCTGTTATCAGATACAGGGCTGTCCTTCTATTTGCTGATCTGCTAACTGAAGACAAATCAAACAGGCTACAGATTCAAAGTGATCAGATGCTTGTAGCCTTGGATGTGCTAGGGAAGTTGAAACTAGACACAGCCTATTCCTTCAATCCTTCAACAAATGCTACCATTGAATTCTTCCAAGAGAGATTTGATGACTTTACGGCAGGGGTATCTATCGAGATAGAGATCAGTAGCCCTGTACCTTTGAACCTTTGTGCAATTCCTACAACTTAAACGAAAATGAATATCTTCCAAAAAGATGAAATAGGAGTACCTTCCACCTTTGTGGCAATCATTGCCAACATCTTTCAGGCTATTGACTTGATGAATGTGAATATCTTCTTGACTGTGATTATTTCACTGCTGTCAATCGTGTGGCTAGTCTTCAAGATCAAGAACGAAAAAGCAATCTTTGACAGCAAGAAGAAAGATGAAGAAGGGAAGTAGTACACAGATCAAAATCACCTTTGGAAAGCGAAGGAATGGGAAGGCAAAGAAGGCCTATTCAAAGGCATTGAATAAGCCCAAGAGATACAGGGGTCAGGGAAGATGAAAAGACCTATCAAGTATATAGCGATCCACTGCACTGCAAGTCAGCAGACAGCTACTGTGGCAGCTATTCAAAGGCATTGGAAGGATACCCTAGGATGGAAGTCCCCAGGCTATCATCTGCTGATAGAACCAAACGGAACGATCCACAGGCTTATGGATTTTAATGGGGTAGCAAATGGGGTGAAGGGCTTCAACAAAGAAAGCATTCACATATCCTACATTGGAGGGATAACCAAGGAAGGCAGACCTGTAGACAATAGAACTGCTGTGCAAAAAGAAGCTATTTTAAAGTGCATAAAAGAGGTGATTGAGTGGTCAGATAATAAGTGCCTAATCATTCAGGGTCACAGAGACTTCCCGAATGCAAATAAGGCCTGCCCATGCTTTGATGCCAAGGCAGAATATAGGGGAATAGTATGAAAGCAATCCTAAAATTCAATCTACCTGAAGACAATCATGAATTCACAAATGCTGTGAATGGGGCTAAAATGAAGTCTATCCTGTGGGACTTGAAAGAATACTTCAGGGATGAATTAAAATATCAAGACCTTAATGAAGTTGAATACAAAACCATAGAAAAAGCATCTGAGTATTTTTGGAATTTAATCAACAGCGAAAATATAGACCTAGACTCATGAAGGTGAATAACATCAAGCAATGGAAGACCACAGTACTAGGATTGATTTTGATCCTAGCTAGTATTGCATCTGTATTTGTGAAGGGCTTATCATGGGCTGATGCATCCTTCGGGATCGGCACAGGTCTAGTCCTGATCTTCAGCCCTGATTCAATCCTGTCTAGGTTTGAAAAGTTTGTAAAAAACTAAACCCACATAAATGGAACTTACCAAAATTGCAAGGAATGTGCATTCACTTTCACTTAGCAAAGAGGAGAACAGGGTAGCACTTCTTTCTGACATCCATTGGGACAATCCCAAGTGTGACAGGGATATGCTG